AATTTCTGGAAGAGTCACCTGCAGGTAAGTGCGGTAACATAAATCTCCATTACGACTAATGGTGCAGGTCACTCTTCGGCCAAAATCAGCCTGTCCGCTAAATGTTTGTTCAATACTTTCCATCGCAAAGTTAGTATGTCTTCGGTATGACACCTTCCAGAATGTAATCTCGGGGGTTCCTGTAAGGAAAACGTCTTGTGCGCCATAAGCGACCAGTTGCATCAGTGCTCCTCCCATTTCGGTATATTATGTCTAAATATATTATTTTCAGGAAAATGATTTAAAAACAGGCGTCTCCTACTTAAATTAAATTATATTATTTTTAATTTAAATTCCGAATCACAAATATGTTAAAGTTTCAAATTCGATTCAATAAATGTTTGTAAATATGATTCTTGAAAGATTTCGCGTTTGCCTTCGTGTTTCTTTGAAAATATATAGGCGTCGTCCTTTTTCTTGACTGACCATCCCGCATCCAATGCATTCATTATAAACTCCATCTTTAATTCCTTTTTTTTATCCATATAGTTATTGTATGAATAATTTGGGTATTTTTCTCTTTAAATATGATTTATTGTTAAAGGTATAAAAATATCAAAGTATAAATATAAATTTTATGAAAAAAAATACGAATCACAATCGTTATCAAAATTGCGGAGTTCAGCCGATTCAGCCCGTTGTTTCAACCACAATTGATGAAAAACATACAGAAATGTTGGATAAGTTCAATCATATCGAAAATGTTCAAATTCCTAAATTGAATTCAGAGAAGGAGGTATTAATCGAAAGAAGCAAAATGGATATTAAAATCGACGAATATATGGAAATCGTCGATAAATTGCAAACTATACGTAAAGAACTAAATTCTTTGAAATCCTTGAAAAAAAAATACTTTTTGGAAAACTCCAAATATATATTCAATTATTTTGAAGAAAAGAAAAACATTTCCAATGGCAGCGAAACTTACCGCGTCAATGTATTGAACTCATTCTTTAAAATCAAGACCGTAGACGATGACCTCACGCAAAACAAAACTCAATCCAAGAAAATATATCAAAATTACTGGAAAAACGTCAATAACGAAATCGTTAATATCCATGATTTCGTCATTGCAACCGATATATGTAATAGTTGCGGACAAGGCGAACTTATACCACAGGATGAAGAGGGCATCCTAATATGCAATAATTATAATTGCGGGAAATTCATTACATATATTGTTGATAATTCAAAGCCTTGTAATAAAGAACCTCCGAATGAAGTGTCATATACTGCTTATATCCGCCTCAATCATTTCAAAGAAATATTGTCGCAATTTCAGGCGAAGGAAACCACGCAAATACCCGAAGAAGTCATCGAAGCAATACGTAATCGTATAAAGAAAGAGCGCATCACGGATTATTCGGTGATTAATTACGACAAAATGCGGGAAATACTACGGAAACTGGGATTCAATAAATATTTTGAACATATTCAATATATTAATTCGATATTTGGCATCAAACCCCCGATTATGAATGAAGAACTCCACGAAACGCTGTGTGTGCTGTTTATCGAAATACAACAACCGTGGGCTATCCATTGCCCTGCAAATCGGACGAATTTCTTTAATTATACATATACATTATATCAACTGTGTGTACTACTCGGACAAACACAATATTTACCTTTTATTCCAATGATGAAAGACCGCGAGAAACAATTGGAGCAGGATATGATTTGGAAAAAACTGTGCGGGGATTTGGACTGGGAATTCTTCCCAACTGTATAAGTCAACGTACGTTATTTATTTTCCATTTATACCCGTTTTGTACAATATTTGTATCGGATGCTTTTTTTAAGGTAAGTCGAGACATTTGAAAATGCAAGGTTACGTCCGCCGTCGTATTGAATGTTTTTATAATTTTATTTGTTTTCGCATCAATTTGACTTACTGAAATGCTTCGCGCTGGCATATGTTTTTCGGGGAGAATGTGATTCATCAAATATATATCTTTCATTTCTTGCGTACAATCGTTAAATCGATTCCAATAATGTCCGCATGACATTGATTTATGTTCTATTGCGCGTGAAATTGCGGTAAATCCTAAAAGTTTACACGCAGTTGCGGCTTCTCTCTGCGATGCAAATACATTAACAATTTCGGTTTTATTTAACATTGCAATATATTCTATAGTTTTCATTTTATTGGAAATGGTTGGACTTAATGTGGGCGCTTCGGTTGTGTTTTTATCCGTAATCATCCACCTGAAATTTTTATATACTGTATTTCCATTTGCTGCATCTTTATATGTTCGCGGCGTTCCTTGATGCAATCGTAATACTTCGGCCAGACTATCATACATATGCAATAATTTCAAAGAAATCGGGTCATATTTGTATATATTTGGCGACCGTGACACATTGTATCGCCTTTGAGGTTCTTGCGCGGGTTCTTGTATAGGTTCTTGCGCGGGTTCTTGCGCGGGTTCTTGCATAGGTTCTTGCATAGGTTCTTGCATAGGTTCTTGCGCGGGTTCTTGCATAGGTTCTTGCATAGGTTCTTGCATAGGTTCTTGCATAGGTTCTTGCGCGGGTTCTTGTATAGGTTCTTGTATAGGTTCTTGTATGGGTTCTTGTATAGGTTCTTGTATAGGTTCTTGCGCGGGTTTATTTCGTTTTAACATTTCCATTTTTAGTTTTATTTCAGTTGTCTTTTGTATAATTTTTTCTAATTCAATTTGTTTTTCAATTCGGTCTTGCGGCGTAAATGATTGTATTTCGTCTTTGATTAATTTAATAATTATATTCAATTCATTGTCGTCCACCAAAAATGTTTCTCTCGTTATAGTACCATTTATTTTCTCGATTGAATAATAAAATGGCTTAACCGTCGGCGATGAACGTATATAATTTTCAAATTTGGTATGATTCGGACATTCAAATATATCTAATAAAATCGGACGCATTCCATATGTATGGCTGATATTTGATATCCGTTCTTTAACATTTTGAGTTGACCCTATTTTTATCAATATTTTATTATTTTCATCTTTCAGTTTACAAACATAAACTACATTTTTCAAAGAATATAATTCAATCAATTTATTATGTATATCAACCATCACCTTTTGTTTCATTAGTTTAATATCAATTTCGTGATTGTTATTTAATTTGTATGTTCCAGTCGAACTAATTTTAGCCAATACTTGGAGCGTCCAATCCTGAAATAAATTGGCGGCTGGTTTGGTTGAATGCGCAAGCACCTTATATAATCCGATTTCAGTCAAATATGAAGTTCTTTGAATTCCACCTGAACCTTGATTTTCAATTACTATTTTGAATTCAGGTCCAAAGTTCTGAATATGCTTATTTATATTTTGCATGTCAAGTAATTTTCCAATCTGATTTGCCTGAAATAACGGATTTTCAAGAGTTCCCTTAATATTAACTGGTTGTTTGGGGTCATATAATGAAATTGCGTTTAGAATATCCATCCTATACGAATCATATTATAATATCTTTATATTTGTATTTCAATATATTTGGCTGCAGTTCGCACGATGAATAGTCAACGTTGACAGTAGTAATTGTAGAGTGTCTAAAACCTGCAAATGTTAGACCCCCCCGCTAATTTATAATTAAGTTTTTTGCGGACGACAACCATTTATGTAAATATTGGTCGCAGACATAAAACTCATTTTTAATATACTCCATAATTTATATCCAAAATACAAATTATGTAAACAGTTTACCGAGGAAATCCTACCAAATTGGCGCCAATACCGAATCCTGCGCCTCCTCGTGCAGACGCGGCCATCGACGGAACAAACACGTCAAGCACACTGAAAGTGGCTGCGGCAGTCAAGGCGATAATAACAACTTCCTCCACGTTCAAGGTCTTCTTGGGGATGGCATAAGCAGCGATGGCAACCATAATACCTTCGACAATATATTTAATGGCTCGCTTTACTAATTCACTGAAATCAAAACCGTGCATTTATATAATATACTACAATAAAATTATTTCAAAACAATTAATAAAAACAACTTAAATGCTTGATTCTAATATTCCTAAATGGCGTTTGAACGAAAACAGACGAATGGCAAAGAAAATCCCAAATACATCGATTTATGCGATGAAGACCAACCAATCGCTGGTCAAAAGTTTGCGTGTATGTCGTTCGTTTCCCCCGAGAAAATCCTGAAAAAACGCGACGAATTCCTCTTTGAGAACTTCCTAAAACAATGGGATTTCACTAAATCCATGTCCAAATATTTTGATTTCTTGCAATATATCTCTTATAAATATAACATCGACCTTCAAACCATATCCACAGACTTTAATGATTTTGTCAAAGAAGAGGACGTCAAACTACGCGATTATTCCGTCGCCGATGATTATAAAACGTTTTTGGATAAATCCGAGGAAAATCTGAACGAACAATTCAACCGTCAACATAAATTCCAAACTTCCGTGCGGGGTCTGAAAATCCGTGGCGTTTACCCAACCCAAGATGAAGCCGAAATTAAATGCAAGAAGTTGCGTGAGTCTGACCCCAATCACGATATTTACGTTGGACCCGTCGGGATGTGGATTCCTTGGGACCCCGATGCTTACAAGACTGGCCGTATTGAGTTTATGGAAGAAGAACTGAATCAATTGCATAGTGAGAAAATCAAGAATGAAGCCAAGGCCAAGGTCGAGTTTGACCGTCGTATCAAAGACGCCAAGAAGAAGGCGATTGAAGACAATATTGAATTGGCGCTGAAATCTGGCAATGTGTTGACGCAATCTTTGAATGAAAAGGGGGATTTGGTCGGCGTCAAGGAAAATAATGATTTCGAAAGCCGTGAAGTGGCGAATGATGAAGACCGTGATAAATACACGAGCGCTTTGAGAGCGAGTCTGAATGTTTAATTTGTATATTATAATATTAATATACAAACCTACCACTTCGTTTTTTTCACGGTAATCGGCGGTCCCTGATTCCGTTTCTTCGCCTTACTCGGGTCATATTCCTCCTCATTATCATCGTCCCCCATATTCTTGGAAATCTCCCAGAATTCTTTCGACCCCAATTTGAAATCGGGTCGTGTCTCGGCTTTATACCAAAAAATCTGGTCGTGCAATTTATTGGATTTCGCATTATTATTTATAACCAAACATTCAAAATTCTCGGTCGTCTGGTCCATCACCGAATTGAAAGATTCCAGCGTCGGAAACATACTCGCATAATTCTCCCAAATACGTTTGCGATTCGTCATATA